TATTAATGGTTCAATGTTAGATGTGCGTGGTGGGAAATTATTTTTCGATGAAGGATTTGAAATTGAGAATGACTTTACGCTAAAGATTTGGTTCCAGCATTTAGTCAAGGATGTAGATGTTATTTACCTTCAAGGATTAAATGGGCATATTCGAGTGCAATACAAATCGGACAATCGTTTTCACTTATATAAACAAATAAACGGATATAATTACCATTACTCCTCTAATGAGATAGACAGTGATGGTGTTTTTTTATGTCTACAACAGAAGAATTCGAGAATGGATATGTACACTGAAATCACAGATGCAATCGAAATCATCAGTATTAAAGATAAGACTTTTGAACAACTTAACGGATTTACATTTAGTCAGTTGAGTAATTCAACATTTTCTTAAAATAAAGGTTGTGAATTTAATTGGGGAAAATTAAAGATATTGCACACCTGAGATTTGGAAGATTGACTGTTTTAGAAATGTCCACAAAAAGAATTGATGGACGTGCATATTGGAAATGTTTATGTGACTGTGGAAACATAAAAGATATTTCAGGTAAACGATTAAGAAGTGGAGAAACTATTTCTTGTGGGTGTTACCGCAAAGAAAACACAAGAATTGTTAGCGGTAAAAATGAAATTGGAAATAAATACGGTAAATTAAATGTCATTTACGAGTGTGAAAATGGATATAACGGTGCTTTAAAATGGGGTTGCTTATGTGATTGCGGTAACATGGTTGAAGTAATTGGTACCAATTTAAGGGCAGGATATAGTACTTCTTGTGGGTGTTCACTTTCATGGCATGGTGATAATAACCCAAATTGGAAAGGTGGAATTGTTAAATTCCCTGCTCATTTTAGAACACTTATAAAACAGTGGAAATTTGACACATTACAAAAAAACAATTTCAAATGTGTTATTACAGGTAAAAAAGAAAATTTGGAAGTGCACCATATGTATCCATTTCATAAAGTATTTAAACAAGTATTTGATGATTTGCAGTTATATTCTAAAGAAGCAATTGGAGATTATTCAACTTCTGAGTTAAATAGAATTGAAGAATACTTTTTAAAGATTCACAACGAAAAATGTATTGGTGTAACTTTAAACGCAGAAATACATAAAGAATTTCACTCAAAATACGGCATATTAGATTTCACTCCTGATGATTTTCGGGAGTTTTTTTATTTTAAAACAGATAATACCATATTTTCATAATAAATAGAGGTGAGAAAATTTGGAACAAACTCCTATTAATAAATTTAATAAACCAAATCTTTCAACTGACCTTTTAACAGATGATAAATTTTGGAAAGAAAACTGGGATATAGCAGAAACAAAATTTAATGATGTTGACAAGGTTTTAGATTTGGCAAGATTAAACAGTCTTTATCTAAGTAAGTTTTACAAAAAAATGCAAAATGCGGATACAGCACCTATTGGAAATGATGTTGTGATTACTTGTCAAGGTGATAGTATGACAGCAGGTAATGGAGCAACGACAGGAAATGACTTTCCAAATGTATTAAAATCACAGTTAACATCAATTGCTCGTGCAGGTCAAACAATCACAGTTGTAAATAGAGGTATTGGTGGCAACACAACTCAGATGAGTTATGAAGCATGGAGTACGCCTAGTACTGGTGATTTGTGCATTATCTTTTTAGGTACAAATGATTTCAATATTAATATCAATATGGATACATTTTCATCCTATTATCAAAAAATTATAGAAAGAGAAATACGTGCAGGAGTTGGAGTTGTCTTAATCACACCTCATAAATGGCGAAAAGCAGATTGGATGACGAAAGCAAATAATGGTTCAATCGCAGACTATGTTGCAGTGATTAAGAATTTCGGCAATAAATATAATGCTCCTGTTCTTGATTTACATGCAGAAAGTAGAAACTTAGATATCACAGCTTACAAAACAGGTGAAGCCGATCCAGGCATTCATTTTAGTGATGTTGGATATAAACTTTTAGCAAATAAATTAACTGCATTGTTAGGGTTTCAACACCCTTCTACATTGCCCGTTGTTGTAAATAATTCATTTTTAAGTGTTAGACCTTCTATTGATGGTATAAAGGAATCTGCTGAATATTACATAATGCATACTTCGGCTAGTTATCCAACAGCATCAGAATTCAACTCAGATGGTATAGGACTTATAGCTACTTCAACTGAAAGAACTGTTCATTATTCGTTTTATGTTGCTGAAGATAATTTAGCAATCATTCCATCTTTCTTTTTCACAGAAAATGACGGTACTGAAAAGTTTGAAATGGTGATTAATAATAACTGTATGCCTTATCACGATAACAACCTATATCAATATAACTCAACCGTTGATAGAACATTACCACCCACTTCTACACTATTGACTATGAGTAACTTTCAAAGTGGTCATGCAAATTCAACGATTACTCAAAACTTTTTTGTCAAACCTAGTACTTATTTTTATCGTTACTTTCCAGTTAAAGGTTGGTACACAGTTAGGATTAAACTAAAGAATTGTAGATTACATGGTTTTGATTTCTTAAATACAAATCAAATGAAAATTTATAGGGAACTTTGTGCAACAAACCCTGACATTATTACAAGATATTAGGATGAGAGGACTTAGATTAGTCCTCTTTTTTATTTATAAAATTAATTGAGGTGAAAATATGGTAAATAGATCGGTTTTTCCTAATCAGTTGGATACGTTTACGGAATTGTCAAATGTGCTTTCTTCTGACAAAGCAAACGTTGCACGGTATCAAACATTGGTAATGCAAGAAACACGTACTGCTGATGAAGAAGCAGAATTATTAAATTTAAAAAGTATCGCATTAAAAACTAAAATTATTGACGTGGAGTATTTTAATAAATTACAAGACTGTATCACAAATCTTGAAAATTATTTTCTCAATTCAGTAATGACCGATTTAGAAACTTTAGATGTGAGTGTTTTACGCACTGACTTAGACAATTTAAAATCAATCGCACAATTAAAAAAGATTACAAGTGATTCAGGTCAAGAAAAAATTGTGATTACTGCTTCAAATGGGAATATACTTCAGTCAATTCTTAACACTGGTCAAGGTGTGCATTCATTTAGTGCGGCAGGTGTTTCAACAAATTTACCTGTTTCTGGTAGAAATATATGGGGTTTTGCACAGGTAAGTGACAGCACTCGTGCTTGGGTATATGCAATTGATAGTCAAAACAATTTCTACACTAATCAATATAGTGGAACTTGGTCAGGATGGAGAAGTTATTTGAGTGGTAATGCTCCTACAATGATAAATTTAATCTTACAAAATGGAACAATTGGTGTAAGTGGTAGAACTCCAAGATATACAATTGATGGGAAAAATGTAACAGTCGAAGGTGAAATTCTAAATATTGCTAGTGGTACAGTGATTGCTACCTTACCTGTTGGTTATAGACCCCCTTCCACTCGTTTATTTAAAACAGCTGTGAATTATTCTACTACAAATGACGGTGCAACATTTTATGTGAATACAGATGGTACGATTGTCCTACTAGTTGCAGCAAACACAACTAATCAAATATCGCTAAATGGTATCTCATTCTACGTTGATTAATAAGGAGGTAAATTATGATAATACAAGTATATAAATATGATAGTGAAGGTATGTATGTAGAACCGATTCTCATTGAAACAAATGATGATGATACATATGAATTGCCTAAGAATTGTACGGATAAAGAATTACCCCAACCAAACTATAAACCCATATTCGATAAAGAATTAAATAAATGGGTTGAAACTATTACACAGGATGAATTAGATGTTCTAAAAGGTAACACACTTGATAATCTAAAACAAAATAAATTAAGTGAATTAAACAGTTCTTATTCAATTGAATTGACCAGTGGTTTCACAACAAATGCTACTGGAACACCAATTCGCTTTAAATATGGAGAAATTGACCAATTAAACTTCACTAAGCGTACCAATGCAGTTGCATTAGGAACATCAGACCCTTCATTTCCATTCGGCACAGCAGATGGTGTTTTCACCTTCACCGTTGACCAGTGGAAGTTGGTTGCAAAAGATGCAGAAAATCACGAAATGTCTGTTTATGAGAAGTTAGTAATAAAACGTAATGAAGTGGATGTAGCCACAATAGACGAAATTAACAATATTGTTTGGTGATTATTATGAAACAGTATATTTGGAATTTGCTAATCTCAATTGACCAATTATTCAATACAATCTTAGGTGGTTATCCAGATGAGACAATTAGTTCCAGAATGGGAAAACACATTGCAAGAAAAGAAGATAAATGCCATGTATGTAGGTTAATATGTAAGTTCTTAAATCTATTTGAAAAAGATCATTGTAAGAAAAGTATTGAGTCAGATGAAGGAGAGTCTGTATAAAGGTAGGTGAAAATAAGTATGTTAGTTGGTTATGATGTTTTTGGTTCAGTCTTTCAAGACGATTCCACTTCCCTAATTAATATTAAATATACTGAATTTAGTGCTGCGATACTAGATGAAATCAATTTTAAAAAACACGCAAATGAGAAAATAGATAAAAAATTTTATAAAGTTGACGTTTTAGAAACAGGAACATTAGATGGGTTAGTTTCTGAATAACACAATAGGAGGTAATTAAATGACCGTTACAATCGGATCGTTAAAAACTATTTGGGAAACAGTTTCCAATTGGGTAAATGGTTCTGACACTACATCTAAACCTAAAGTTACTATTGCAGGTAGTTTAATTTCAGATGTAGAACTTCAAGATGCAGCGTCTATAATTGGGAATGGTAATCAATTTGAAGTAGGTTCTTTTAAAACCATTACAATTGAAATCTCTGGAACAAGTACAAGTAGAACTGTAATATTTGAAGGTTCTAGTGTTAGTGGTACTTATTACGCTATACAAGGTGTGAGATTATCTGATTTAACAACTGCAAACCAGACAACTGGAACAGGAGAATTATGGCAATTTGATGTGACTGCTTTATCTAATTTTAGAGCGAGAATATCTAGTATTACAGGTGGGAACGTAACGATTAAGGGCAAGGCGGTGGCATAATGGGTGATATTATTGCAAGAGGTATGGCAAATGCAATTGGTAGAATTCCTAACACACAAACATGGATTGCTACCGAAGGTCAAACAGTTTTCACATTAGGAAATGGTTCTTATATTCCTAACAGAAACTTATTGACTGTAATTATTGATTCAGTGCCTCAAATAAATGGAGAAAATTATACAGAAACAAATTCAACTTCTTTCACCTTAACAGAATCCGTTCCTGCTGGAACAAAAGTATTTGCAAAATGGTATGAGGTAAAAGTTCCTGAAACTATTGGTCATGGATTAAGACATGAACGTGGTGGTAGTGATGAAATTGATATTACTAAATTAAAAAATTATGATGTTATTGATGCACAATTGGCAGAAAGAGCGAACGATTCAAATAGTCGTGCTATTAACGTTCTTTATCCTCCTGCACCATTGGTCGCAGCTAAAGGAGATAATACAACAGACGATGCATCTGCTATTCAAGCGATTATTAATAACCTATCTTCAAAAGGCGGTGGAACGGTACACATTCCTGTTCCTACTTCAAAATACAAATTCGGAACTACCGTAACAGTTCCACACAATGTAAATCTAAAAGGATTAGGTCACGGTACAACTGCATCCGTTCTTAAATATACAGGTTCAGGATTTGCTATTAAAACAAGTGGCATCCATCAGCGAAACATTATAGAAGGTATCCGTTTGGAACTAAGCGGTTCAAATAGCGGAATTAAAATTGGTGATACTTACGCTAATTTACCTGCCAATACTGTACCTACTCAGTTTTCATTGTCTCATATTTCGGTAACCGATATTGGTAGTGGTCAGGTGGGGATTGAATTTGACAACGTTTCCCATGTGAATATGTCGGATGTTCGGACTGGATACGGTACTGCAAGTGGTGGTACTGGCGTTAAATTCACAGCAGATTACTATAATTCGGGAGTTGTTACAGCTACAGATTGTACATTTGGTCGTGTAGATAACTCTTTAGTTGGCTTGGAAATCGACGGTTCTGTAAACCAAGACAGTTATACTTTCGTGGGATGTTATTTAGGTGGGGAACTACCTATAAAACTTGGTTACACCACGTTCATTCGTTCTATAAACTTCTATGGTTGCCATGCTGAAGCAAGAAAACTTACTGGAAGTGTAGCAGTGAATACAAACGTAATTGAGTTATACAATGTTTTAGGTGGTTCGTGGATCGGTGGAACCATGACAGGATTTGGTGTTGCTAATACAAACGGATTTGTATTTAAAACGGACGTTGAGAAGTTTACGGTTATGGGTGTAGAAGCAAACGGGATTATGGGAACTATCTTTCTTAAAGATGGTTCAACCTTAATTGAAGATAATATTTTACATGCTCCACGCCTAACAAACGGAGCAACGGCTACGATCTTCTCAACTAGTTTCCCTACGAAAAATTTCATGTTTGATGTTCGGAAATTTACAACCGAAAACATTCGTGTAAAACAATTGTTTACTGTGGACGGAGCGAACAAACAAGAGTATGGGTCGCAAATCCCAACTGCCGATTCTCCTACCGCAGGATGGACTAGAGGGGATAGGCGTTTCAATATCAATCCAAGCGAATTAGGAACAGCAGGAAGTAAGTACGTTGTACAGGGATGGATTTGCACGGTAACAGGAACACCTGGAACTTGGGTGGAAATGCGCTCATTAACAGGCAACTAATACGCAATTGGGCAAAAATGTGACGTAACAGAAATAAAAGTTTTTATCCTCAATAGGAGGTGAAATATTTGTCAAAATTAAGTTTAAATGCCCTTTCAGTAGGATGGGCTGAAGATAATACTTTAGATGCATTAACAGAAGTTGATGAAACCCTTACTTATAATGAATTGGATGATTCTGTTGGATTATTAACTTATTTAATAGGAGAAAAAGACGCAATAGAATATGCACCAATCGGCACAAGAATTTCTCCTATTATCGCTTTGGAAGAGGGTAATAAATTATACAGAATAAATTGGTCTGCCACTACTCCTAATGAAACTTCCATTACTGTTGAAACTAACGTTTCATTGGACAATGGCACTACTTGGCTTGGGTGGAAAGTCGCTAAAAACAATCAACTTATACCAGACATTACTAAAGATACAGATTTAAGTAATGCTTTATTACAAATTAAACAAACATTAGAGACTAATGATTCCTCTGTCACCCCTGTATTAGAATCTATTGGAATTGTTGCGGATAACAGTGATAATTTAAATATAGGGGAAGCTTGGGGTAATAATTCTTCTGTCTTAGCGAAATTTATTAACACATTAGAAGCAGGTAACATTTCTAATGACGGAGTAAAAATTGTTAAGTTTAATATTTTCCGCAGAATAGATAGACAAGGAAATGAAGATTTATTAGTAGGTGATGTTGATTTTGTAAACACTGGTGGCACTGTTGATCTTTCCTATATTGATTACACTCAACCAAATGACAAATTAATCTATTCCCTTATTCCAGTTGGGGAAAATGGACTTAGTGGACTACCTCGTGAAATTGAAGTCGATAGTTCTAAGGACAATGGATTTAGTGGTTGGTGGGTAATTGATAAAGATACGAATGAAGTTCTTCCATTCGATAAAGCAATAGGCAGCGTAGGAAATGTGGATACCGCATTATCTCAAAATAAGGTAGTCATTGAAACGTTTTCGCCGTATCCAAGAGTATATAAAAATATTCCTGCTTACGAAATGTTTAGTTTAAGTACCGTGATTTTACCAGACGAATCGGAACGTTCTGGTGTGAAATATCAGGATATTCTTAACAAGTTTATTCTAAGTAATACACCTAAAATTGTAAAAGCAGACAATGGTAGAATTTTCATTTGCAGTTTATCAAATCCGAGAACAAGTACTCCAATGAACACATGGAATGGAATGGATTACACTCAACTGACTGTGGATGTGACAGAAATATCTTCTTATGAGGATTTCATGAAAGGTGATGTTTAATCATGATTTATACTTCAGATTTGTATAAAAGTGATTTAAAACGTCCAATGGATGAAGAGTTGTATGTTCGTATCGAATTATATAATTCAAATATGGAGTATTTAAAAGAAATAACTAAACAAGTAACATTTGATGGTATTGGATCAATAAGTGCTAATCGGAATGACCCTGTTCGGAGGTCATTTTCTTTTTCTTTGGATAATCAAACTGGAGAATACACTTGGGGAACGGAAAGTTTAATTTGGATAGATAAGAGAGTCAAAATTTTTACTGGACGGAAACTTAGTAATGGATTTATTGAATACCTACCCCAAGGTGTTTTTGTTTTAACACAGCCACAAGACAGTCATCAGCAAGACGGAAAGTATGTAACAGTTGAATGTCACGATTTAACCTATTTAATGACAGAAGGTAATTCCCCTTTTATTAATGAACAAATCATTGAAGCTGGAGCAAAATGCGATAAAACTATTAAGACGATAGCAGAAGGAGCAGGAATCAATAACTTCTTATTTGATACTATTACAGAAACAATCCCCTATGAATTAACCTACTCCATGACAAGTGATAGATGGCAAGCCATTACGGAAATTGCTAATTTCGCTAAATGTGAAGCATTCTTTGATACAAACGGTTATTTGCGATTAAAAAAAGTTGCAGATATTAATGATCTTATGAATGAACCAGCTGTTTGGAAATTTTATGTTGGGGATGGATTCTATAGTGGGAATATACGAAAAATGGATTCAGGAAAAACGGCTAATCATATTCGTGTATTAGGTGGTTCATCACAAACAGAAACGATTATTTATGATTTAGTTGTAGATGAAACGGCTGGTTCAATTTGGGCAGATAACCCCTACTCTATTCAGAAGATTGGTAGAAAATTATATTTTCATAACAACGGAAATCCTGATTCTCTTATTACAAAATTAGATGATGCGAAATTTAGGGCTAAATATGAGTTATTGAATAGACTTTCGTATGTTGAACAATTGAGTATGAATACCGCCCCAATCTATTTTCTTGAACCAAGTGACATTATTGAAGTAATTGATGAAGCAAACGGAATAAACTCTCGTTACAGAATTGAATCCTTACAAATACCTCTCAGACCAGAAACTATGACACTTGAACTTTCGAAAGAAGAGAGATTCCTAGAGGATTGGGACGAAATTTAGGAGGTCTTCTATGACGAATATTAGAGAAGCAAAAGAACAATTTGTACAAGAAATAATGAACATTGTCTATAAAGTGTTGAATAAACAGAATTTGCTTCAGGGGGATCATCATTTAGGTAAAGTGGAAAGTATCATTAGTTCTACTAAGATTAAATGTTTCATTGATGGCTCTACTACTGCTGTGACTGTCGCAAAGAGTCCTGATAGAACCTACGCTGTTGGAGATGAAATTTGGGTAATCTACCCTAACCGTGATGCAAATAGTAAATACGCTGGTGAAAAAAGAGGAATAAATGTTTCGAATTGAGGACTGAATGAGTCCTCTTTTTTTATGTAATTGAATAAAATAAGGTTTTTATTAGAAAAAAGTTTGTGAATTTACTAGATAAACGTTGATGCATCAACACTAATTTTCACAAACTTTTTGTTTTTTCATGAAAGGAGGACATTTAATGGCAATAAATAAAATACCCGAACGTATGCTTGAGCAAAGTTTAAAAGATAAAATACAAGGAGTAAGTAAACCACTCTCTCAAACTTTCATAGCAACTAGTAATCAAACTGTTTTCAACTTAGCGAATTCCTATGAAATTGGTAAAAATTTAGTAACAGTAGAAATTGATGGTGTCCCTCAAACTACAGGTGAAGGATTTTTAGAGTCCAGTTCTACTTCCATTACATTGACAGAGGGTGTTCCAACAGGAGCAAAAGTTAAAGTAATTGTTTATGGTACATATTCTGCGGTGGATTCACGATTAAGTGATATTGTGCAACAAACAGGGGTTAGTATAGAGTCTTTTCCAAGGATAAACGGTGAAACGGATGATAGTGGGCGTTGTCAGAGAGCGATTGATTCATTAGCAGATAAAGGGGTTTTAGTTTTTCCTTATGGTAATACCTATTACATTAACAATGTGACCTGCACAGGTAAATCAATTACAGTTTTAGGTATCGGTTCCAAAGTCATCCAAAACGCAAATAATACAGTGTTTACATTTACTGGTGGATGGGATTTTACTGTTGCAGTATCAACTATCGCCAATGTAGATTATGACTTTTCACAAGGAAATAGCACAACGACGAACGTTTCAAAAGTTACTCTTTCCTCTGCTCCACCTTCAAACTTAAAAGTTGGAGATACCGTCAAAATTATTTCAGATGATGAAATCGACAACGCTTATCAAGGTGGAGGAACTGGAACAACCAAAAAGCGTAAAGGTGAATTTGCGACAGTTTATTATATATCAGGAAATGACGTTTACCTTTCTGGAAGATTGCGTGAAACTTATTCCACTAATATTCGATTGGCAAAGCTTAAAGATATTACTTTTAAGATGGATGGTTTAACGTTTGATGTTGATCCAAGTGGAGATGCATCATTATGGAATCGTGTACTAGTGAAGTTTGTTGCTGCTAAAAAAGTTCGCATTGATATTAGTTGTTTAAATAGTTATGATTCATTTGTCCTAATGCTTGGCGTCTACGACTATCGGGCAAAAGTGGATGCGAATAACTGCCGAAATGAACCTTCTAACAATCGTTATGGTTATGGAATAAACGATTCATCTTGTGGGAATGGAGTTGTTTATAATTCCACATTTACAAATTGCCGTCATGGTTATACAACTACAACAGGGTATATTGATGCTGGAAGTACAGCAATAGAAAGTTATGGAAAAACTGACACTATTACCATCATTGATTCATTCGGTGTTGGTTGTTCGAATAGCCCGTTTGATGTGCATGAAGAAGCTTATAGTGTAACTTTTGATAATTGTCATGCTAAGGGAAGTGTCGCTGGAGCAAGTGGTAGTGGATACGGTTTCCAAGCAAGGGCAAAGAGAATAAAGTTTACCAACTGTTCAGCGAAGAATACAAAAGGCGGTTTTTATGTATTTGAACAATATGCAGGAACTACTGATGGAGTACAAATTGTTGAATGTGTTACGGATAACGTTGAAACATCTTTATACATAAAGGGAAGTACAGGAACAGGAATTAAGGTTCGAAATGTAAGAATAAGCGGTGGGAAATTCGATAGTTATGGGGCTATTGGTAACTATTTTGAAAATGCGGATGTTTCCCTTGTAAATAATCCTGAGTTTGTTGTTCAAGGGTATCAAGGTTTCCTTTTATTCGATAATGCCAATGTAAAAGTAAAAAGAGCAAAAATTACTTCAACTTCTCCTAATTCGGCTTATCGCATAATGGATTTAACAGGTGTAAACGTTCAATTAGATATTCAAGAATTAGATGTTGATATTTCTAATGCAGGAGCAACAGATGGAAAACTATTTAGGTTGTCTAATGCAAATGCTGTTTTAACAGGAGATAAAATGAACTTTCTTACAAACGGAAAGACGATAACAAATGTTTTTGATTCTCTTGGAGCAGGAACAGGAACACTAAAGGTCACAAGAATTACAGTCGATCAAGATGTTACAGTACTAAGCGATGCAAATTTTGGAACCTTAATATATTCATTTGTTACGCCTACAAAATCAAGTGCTGCACGTTTCCAAGATTTAAATGCGGATAATGCAGTGCCGATTATTAAAGGAATTAACGATGATATGTTCCTTCGGGTAAAACCGAATACATCTAATAAAATCTTAGGTATTTTTCCTGTTGGTGTACGTTTAGGTCAGCGGTTAATTGTAAGAAATAGCGGAACCTCTTTTTCTACAACTATTAAACACGGTGCAACCTACAATACAAACATTGGAGCAGATACGACTTTAGGTGTCGATTCTGTATTACCTTTATATTGGGATGGAACGTACTGGACGAAAGCTGTATAACGTCGTCCTTTGGACAAAAAGACGACTTAACTGAGAAATAAAAATATGCATAAAAAAGAGACTGTCCACGGTTGAGTACGAGTTCAGTCTCTTTTTTTAGGTATTTCTACCACAACCTTATTATATCAAATTGGTGGTGGTTGTCAATAAAAAATAATTAGATAAATGGAGTTGATTCCTTTGGTGCAAGATGATTTAAATGGTCGTGTTAGAGTGTTAGAAACAAAGGTTGAAGATCATGATAAGAAATTAAATGCTCAATCCGAAAAAAATGAAACATTAACTAGATTAGCAACTCTCATGGAATTGCAAATGGAAGAAGCAAAAGAAAAAGAACGCAGACAAGAAATTCGTGATGATAAACAAAATAAATCTATGGAACGGTTTGGTGAGACTTTACTGAAAGTTAATGAAAATCTCACTAGTTTAAATAATAAACAGGAATCACTCGGAACTCGTGTGGCAGAAATCGAAGGAACTCTTAGTGAACAGAAAATTGATACATTTAAATTAGTCAAAGGAATACTTTCCTATATTGCTACAGGGTTAGGCTCTATCGCTATTGCCGTTGCCATTTGGTATTTAACGAAATAAGGAAAATAAAAGGAGGAAATAATAATGAGTGCTTGGATTGAAAAGTTCATTGATGTTGACCCTCACACACGTTCTGGAAAGAAATTAACTGGAGTTAAGAAATTAGTAGTTCACTATACTGCTAATAATGGTGGTACTGCTATGAATCACTATAACTATTTTAATAATTTGAAAGATAGATATGCTTCTGCTCATATTTTTGTAGATAAGAAAGAAGCATTATGTATTATTCCTCTTAATGAGGTTGCTTTCCATGCTGGAGATGTTCAGAAACGAAACGCTGATGGAACACCTTATCGTGGAGTAAAAGAATTATTACCTAGTGCTAACTACCTTTCAATTGGTGTAGAAATGTGCGTTGAGAAAGATGGTACATTCCATGCCGATACAATCAATCGTACTGAGGATGTATTTGTTGAATTATGCAAGGAATTTAAACTTGATCCATTGAGAGATATTGTTAGGCATTTTGACGTAACTGCGAAAAATTGTCCTGCACCTTGGGTTAAAGATGAACAGAAGTTTGTGGATTTCAAGAAACGAGTTGATATAAAACTAAATCCACCTAAGAAAGAAGAACCTAAAAAGGAAACTCCTAAACCTGTAGAGAAACCTAAACCAGTTGAACCTAAATTACAGTTAACATATACTCGCATTCTTAAAGAAGGAATGTCTGGCAAAGATGTAGGTAAACTTCAAGAAGCTTTGAATAAGTTAGGATTCAAATGTGGAAAAGTCGATAATGAATTTGGCTCAAAAACAAAAGCAGCATTGAAATCATTCCAAAAGAAACACTTACCACATGAAGTAGACTCTATGGCTGGTAAACATGTTATTGCTAAGATTAACTCTCTTCTAAAATAAATTAATCAAATAAGGAGTGATAAGGATGAAAATTGACTTCAAACAAAGATTCCGTAATCCGAAATGGGTAATCAGTTTTGTATCACAATTATTAATCGTTGCTCAACTATTGGTAGCAGGATTAAATCAATCTGGATTAATTCATTGGAATTGGTCTAGTCAAATTGATAATACTGTATTAGCAATTGTAAATGCAGTATTAGTTGTATTGGGTATGCTCGGTGTTGTACAGAATCCTTTAACTAGTGGTTACTCGGACAAAGAAGAATAATTTCAATTTTAATCGAAGAAGTTTGTGAAATGAATTTGAATAATGTTGCTAAATCAACCTTTTGTAAAATTTATTTTCACAAACTTTTTATATTTTATTAAAAATTAAACTAATATTAGGAGGGGTTTATAATGGCAAATGGATTATCAGATTATCTAGAAAATAAAATTTTGAATTTGGTGTTAAAGAATACGGCTTATACTGCTCCAACAAGTGTATATGTAAGTTTACATACTGCTGACCCAACTGATGCAGGTTCAGGAGCAGAAGTAACAACTACAGGTACTGCATATGTTCGTCAAGCAGCTACATTTGGTACAGTTGCTAATGGCTCAGTTACAAATTCTGCTGATATTTTATACCCTGTTGCTACTGCTAACTATGGTACCGTTACTCATTTAGCAATTTGGGATGCTCAATCTGCTGGTAATATGTTATTTAGCGGTGCTTTATCTGCGAGTAAAATCATTAACAGTGGAGATCAATTTAAAATTGCTAGTGGAAATTTAACAATCACATTGGATTGATGGTGATATTATGAAATATTCTATTAGTGGTAACTTGGCGATGGCAGACGGTTCTGCTGTCGTCCCGTTACTTAATAAGTATACGTTATGGCGGTTGATTACGGAGCAAGGGCAACATCCTATTACACAGGAAAGCATCTTTACCTTTGAAGTCTGGCTGAATACGGAAGTTGATAAAACAAATTTGTTTAACGAATTAAAACCATTTGTAGGTATTAACGGAGAAGTGATTAATTGGCATAATTGTACGCATGACGAAGATATTCCTCAACCATGTGTAATCGTCGAAGAATATAGGGGGTGACTAAATGCCCTATTATTTATCTATGGACGGGGTGGACGATAGTTTACAAGCTCCTTCCATGCCGTTTACTGAAGTAATCATTGACTTTTCAGTTGAACAAAAAATAGCTGATTATGACATGTACGTTTGGAGTAATACCTTTAGTGCTGGTGTGTTTCGTGATAATACTGGGGTAGATAATGTGCAGACTTTTACGACAGTGTATGTAAACGGAGTACAGAAAACCCTTCCAGCAAGTGTAATTCCTAACAATACACGTTGTACATTAAGGGCGACAACAGGAAGTGCCATAACTGATATTCTTACTTTTCTTAATACAACAGGCATATATTCTAAAGGGAAGATTTGGGATATCAAAGTCTATAATGGAGCTACACTTCAAGCCCATTACGATATGACACTTGGCAATGTGCAAGACCAAAGTGGTAAAGGTAAACACGCAACCCTAACAGGGGGAACATGGGTTCAGGATACAGGCGGTACAGGTACAATACAAAGTGGTATATCATCCATAACTAACGCCACATCAGTAGTTACTAATTCAGTAGCAGTACGTTCAACAAACAGCAGTATTAATGGAATTGCTTCATCAACATTAATTGGGATACCTATTAGGAAATCTAACTCTACTGTAATTGGTGCAGGAACTTTTTCTAGTAGTGCAGTCACAATATTAAAGTCCAACTCAACCATTTATGGCAATAGTACTACATCTCTTACAGCATTATTAATGAAAATTGGAGATGGAACAATTAATGGAAGTTCAATTGTTTCGTCTGAGGGTATTTCACTTAGGCTTTCTGATTCAACAATTATTGGATATGGAAATTTAACTGCAAATACATCTGTAGGTTCACAAATTTTAGCACAATCAATCTTAAATGGATATGCTAATTTGAGTTTAAATGGATTACGTATTAGTACATCCTCTTCATTAATAAATAATCTAATACAAACAACATTTAATGGAATCAGAATGCTTAATGGACAATCTAATTCACAAGGTACGTCAACTGCAAATGTATTAGGTAGTTTAATTGCAAAAGGTAATTCTTCAATCAGTGGCAATGGTTTAATTTCTGTAATAGTCGGTAGTCAATCGTTAGCAAATGCAATTCTACAAGCAACATCTAACTTTAATGTCAATGGAATAAAGCAATTAAACGGAAGTACTCAAGTTAATGGATTCTCATCGACTTCATTTAATAGTGTTCGTATTATCCTTTCTGACAGTGGGATTAATGTAAATGGTGATTTAGAAACAGATGCTATAAAACTAATTAGTTCTGATTCTGAGTTAAATGGAAATAGTGGATTTAGTGTAGAGAGTATTAAATTATTAAACTCACACTCAGATATTAATGTCGGTTCATCAATAAGTATCTTCCTTGGTAATCATTATGTTCAAGTTATTCCAATTGCGATTGATATTAAACGTGGTGAATTGATTGTGACCAATATTAAACGAAATGAATCTGTACCATTAAACATTAGTAGAAAATCAGCAATGCAAATCAAAATTTAAGGAGGGAGTGGCATGTCACAAATTATTTCAGGAGATAATGGAACGCAACTTGAATTTACTGTTTTTGATGACAATGGAGTTGTTGATCTTTCTAGTGCGAAAGAAGTTAAGTTTAGATTGAAAAAGTTGGGTAACTATATTGAGAAAATTGCCAATGTAACCAGTGCTGCTGATGGTAAATGTACGATTGCGCTAAATCAAGAGGATACAAATAGACGAGGAAGTTATAGTTACCAGCTAACCGTTACCTTCATTGATAATTCAGTGTTTTCTAGTGAAATAAAAAGACTAACTATTGAAGATAAACTATAAAAAAAATTTGATAAAATCAGATATTTAAATTGAATTTTTTTGAGAGTCTTAATTGGCTCTCCTTTTTGTTTTTTATAATAAGATATAAAATTTTGGAGGTTGATTTGATAATGAATAAATACTTTTACATTTACAATCCAATGCAAGCTAACTACTTTCAATTAAATGGTGTACCTGTTCTTGAAATTGGCAAAGGGAAAAAAGGTGATATTTTCATTAAGTTCCCTAGAAATGAAAAGAGTGAAGAAGTTTTTGATAGATGGATTAAACGTGGTAAAGAAATCTAAATTAATTTGATGTGAGTAATTGATGTGACTAAGAAAGGACTGATCTGAGTGCAAAGCGATTCTTTGTATCTTATACATAATGAACAAATTGTAGATAGTCAAACTGGAGAACTAATAACTGAAGAAGATTTTCATGATAAGTTTTCCGAGGAATTAAGTGAAAAATTAAGGAATTATAAGAAGGCTTGTCGTGATGTTGGAGAGTTACCAAAACTAGGAATTAACAAATTACAAGGAGTTGTATACGCAGTTGTTCCTATCAAAAATAAACATAAATTTAATAAGGTGTTTGAAGTGGATATGAGAGAACTAATAATGGCTAAGAAATTGACTACGAATGAGTTTGCATTCATCGGCTGCTTTTCAAGTTTCATAACCTTCCCTACTAATGAGATTATAGTAAACAATGAATATTTAACATTTGAAGAAATAGGAAAAATGATTGGAATTGGTAAGAATGCGGTTGCTACTACACTTAAAAACTTGGAAAAGAATGAAGTTATTAAAATAGTAAAACGTCACAAATTACCTCCAATTATATACTTTAATCCATTTCTTAATTGTGGTGGAAAAGTTGTTGAATATGAAACTTATATGCTCTTCCGTGACAGTATATTTAATCCTAACAAGTCAAGTGAAATGGAAGATAAATAAGTAAGAAGACGAAATTGTAAAAAGTGATTAAAACGTTGATATGACAAGGTTTATTGATGATTTTTGACTCCCTAATTCGGGTGTTTAGACTGCTTAAAACAGGGAGTCAATATTAATTAATTTGATATTAGGTGACATATTAGACTGCACAATTCGTGTGGTCTTTTTTTGTTGCCATATGGAGGTATTTTACTATGGGAAAAAGTAAGACACATGATGAGTATGTAAAGGAAGTCAATAATTTATTTGGTAATGATTACACTATTCTAGGAATCTATAAAAATGCTACTACTAAGTTGTTGGTTAAGCATAATAAATGTTCCTATGAATGGGAAGTGTATCCAAGGAATATCCTAACTGGTCAAAGTAAATGTCCAAATTGCTCTCAAAGAATTAAATATACAACTGAAACTTTTAATAAGATGTTAAATGAACTTACGCATGGTGAATATTTTATTGATAGCGAATATGTGAATATGTTTACAAAAGTTTCCATGAATCATCAATGCGGATATAGTTGGAAAGTAAGACCTAATGATTTTATACATATAGGCGTAAGATGTTTAATTTGTAATGCTTCCTCATCTAAAGGTGAAATAAATATAGTCAATATTTTATCAAATTGTAAAGCAAATTATGAACAACAGTATGCGTTTGATGATTGTAAAAATATTTCTTTTTTACGTTTTGATTTTTTAATTAAACAAATGGATGAATTTTTTCTTATTGAATACGATGGTATCCAACATTTCGAACCAGTTGACTTTGGTGGAAGAGGAATTGAATGGGCTGAAGAACAATTTAAAGAAACTAAAATAAAGGATCAAATTAAAAATCAGTACTGTAAAGATAACAATATTAGATTGTATAGGATTCCTCATTGGAAACATGCTGAAATTGAATCAATAGTAAATAAGTTGATACATAACGAAGAAGTTGTGACTGATAGTAATTTTATAGTCCAGTAAATTAAAAACAGGGAGAGGTTTTTTAAATCTCTCCCTCTCTTTATCCATATAACAGTCACCCCATAAAAATATCCTCATGAACATAAAAATAAGCAGGAATAAGGATTCAACCTCCCTCCTACTCATTTCTATACACCTATCTCAGTCACCCTAATATTATTTCCATAGTAATTGTTACCATCATATAATTTCATATCATCAATATTAGGATTTTTAAATTTAATAACCAATCTTTCTTTACTTTCAAAAACAATATGATCCAATTGTTCGTTAATAAATTTATCTACATGTTTTTGTTCATCCCAAAACAACCTCATACCAACCGTTGAAATTAACCAATCCTCTTCCACAATTACCCTTTTGCATGATTGAGAATTATCATATCCCTGACATACCCATTTGTACGTACCTTTTTCATTTTTTCGCTTAAATGGTTTCTTACATAAATTACAATAAAGTTTACCAGTAAAGACTGCCATTGTTTATTCACACTTTTCTGTTTTTATTACAGTTATTTCCTAACTTCTGATTATTTAATCAAGTTATTGTTTCCAAATAACCTTTAATTCCATTTCTGCGTTCTGTCCCCCAAGCTTCTTATATATAATTACATCCACAATACCTCTTAATTTTTCGTTAAATATTCCTTCAGGTAATACATCACGTCCAGCATGTAACTCTTTCATTCGCTTCAAAACTTTTTCCAAGTAATCAGTACTTGAATTATTCGCAGTATTCTTTAATCGTTCTAATTCCTTTTCAACGGATTCCTTTTGTGCCCTGAATCCTTTAATTTGTACTTGTGCATCTTCTGCTGTATATATTTCCATTTGAAATCCTTGCTGCACACGTTTAATATCCTGATCCAATCGCTTCAATTGTCGTTCAAACGTATTAATTTTATTCACTGATGAATCTTGAGATGGCTTTTCGCTTGCCTTAATCATGTCGATATGCTTTTCAAATTGTTCAATATATTGACCAAAGTAAAGAAAAAATAATTGTTCAAATTCATCAATATTCGCACTTTTATTCGGACAGACTGTGTATTTATCAAATGAATTATCAACGTAATGTCTAGTTTGACATGAATTGATTCTTTTTCTTTTACCTCTTGAGTTTTGAAATGAATGGATATTGGAACATATAGCACACTGAATTAAACCACTAAATTTATGTTTACCTACCTTTAAAGCAATTGGTCTTGAATTGCGTTGCAATTTAATTCGTTGTACCTTTTCCCACATTTCCTTATCAACAATTGGCTCATGTGTATTCTCCACAAGAATCCATTCTTCTTTGCTCGTCTTCACATCTCTTTTACCGTTAGTTACTTTTGTCTTACCGAATAACGAATCGCCACAGTAAACTCTGTTGTTTAAGAGCCTTGAAACCCCTGCTGAACTCCATAACATCCCAACAGATGTATTTACACCTTCTAATGTAAACTTGTCTGCTATAGCCGTTGTAGACAGTCCATCAATATATTCTTGAAACATACGTTTAATAATAGGTGCATCTTCAGACAATTCTAACCGTTTTGTTTCACGATTATATTTATATCCGATTGGATTTTTCTTGCCCAACCAATTGCCTTGTTTAGCTGACTGTCTGGAACCTCTAACTAATCTCTTTTTGATTTGTGAATATTCTTGTTTAGCCATAACGGAAAATATATCACTCATGAATGAATCTGAATCTTCAGCAAAATTAAACACTTTTGATGGTGTGACAAATAAACAACCAGCATTAATGAATACTTCTTTAATTAAACCAAAATGCACAACGTTCCGTGAGAGTCGATCTTGGTCAGATGAAACTACTGCATCAAAATGAAACAGTTTAACTTTGTTGAGCATATTTTGTAATTCTTCTCGGTCTAAGTCTTGACTTGAACCCACCTCAATAAACAATTCATATTCCCATTGATTTCTTTTACACAAATCAAGAAGAACATCTTTCTGTCTATTTAACACATCGTCAGTTTCATCTGGTCGTGATTTTCTAACATAGACGGCAACTTTCGCAATCTTTCTATCCATTGATACTATCCCCTTTTATACTGGATATTGTATAGTATAGATAGAGTATATCACACGTTGCATATAAGAAACAGTCTATAAACAGAATGTATACTATTTGCAACAATTAAATAATGAGTATATATAATAGGAAACAAAAAAATAAGAAGGATATAATTCCCTCTTATCAATCAGTAATATATTTGCATTCCAATAAACTTTTAATCCATTTTTCCATGTTTAATTCACCAACTGAAGTAATCGTACCTAGACCTTTCACATAAATAGTTTTCTGGAATTCAGTCTTCTCTTCTTCACTCATTCCCTTCACCTCTTGCTATGTATATACGCAAATCTCTGTTTGTCCTATGACTGATATTTCTGTATAAGTTCATCTAACAACTTGTTTATGTAATACCGATATTTAACTTTCTTCTTAACATTATGTATTTCAATTCCAACCTCTTTGCAGATATCTAATCCGATACTACTTTTGTTCAGTTTACTTTTGAATCTATGTTCACTTATTTGTGATTGAGATAATTCTTGAATTTCTAAAAAGTCATTAATATGTATAAAACAGGTAAAATTATCATATTCCCTAAAGTTAAAAATGAATCCAGCAATCAATCCATCATATTCAGCAGCTTCTTTTAATGCGTCAATCTGATGTTGTTTAATGATCTTTTCATCAAAGGAAATGGAACGTTGACCGCTACTCTTCAATTCTACTGGAAATAGATTAGGATATTTATATATGAAACTATCAAAATCGTTTTTACTGACTCTCGTATTAGGCTTTAGGAACATAGGATTCACGTCTTTGATTCTGTAGAAGAATACTCCTTGTTCAGAAGCACTATTTTTTAAATCTTCCTCAAAACTTTTGCCTACATTTTTAGACAACTAATCACTCCTTACAACTAGTTATTCTTATAAATTAAATTAATTATTATTGAAATGTTTCTATTTCTTAACGGAGAAGGGATTCATTTTATTTCCTATTTTCTAACGTCAACAATGAATAGCCTTTCAACCCAATCAGATTTACCATCTTCAAAGTTTACTTTATATGATTTAGTACCATTTCCAAATTGCGAATCTGGATCAGAAATACTTTTTTCGACTACTCCATTTTGGTAACTAATTTCATATTTTTCATTATCAATTCTGTTAAGTCGAGCAACACGAACAGAATATCCTTTTCTGATCATCATTTTGTTTGGTTGTATTTTTGTTATTTGTTTAATATGATTAAGTGCATCATTAAAGTCCAATTTTACACACCACCATAATAGTTTATATTTAACAATTATATCACAATTGATTCTCTATATTAAAATCCAAGACTTCAAAACTCATATTATATGTATTATTTTCTTTATTTGTTATTTGTTTAATTTCCTTTAGTTGCCCATACCTCCACCCTGTCTAAATTCATATCTAATTTCATGTGACCTCCTTCAATTCCTAATAAAAGACTCG